ATCATTTGGGCTGGACGGCAAACCTGCTCTTTAAATGTTTTATCTGCATCACGGGCTACCGCTAAATTAACTCCCTCTGGGGTTCCAATTTTATTAATTGGGACACGGTGGGCCAATAGGATTTCATCTCTATTTGATTTGCGATAAACATTAAATGAAGATTCCTGTGGATTTGCCTCCACTGGTTCCATTTTAAATTCTGTCTTTGAGTCTGGGGTATCTCCTGGAAGTGGGATATATAGGGATCTGTGATTCTTTCCCTTTAATCCTACCTGGAAAAATTCAAGCAATTTTCTCTCTGACTCTGGAGAAAGCTTTGCTCCCTTTACTGTAATAATATATCTTGGGACCGCCTTGTTTTCAAAGTAATCTAAGTTGTATCTACCAGATAATTCATTTCCAGCAAGGGCTACCTGTGCGGCAATAATGTCTGGAATGCCGTAGTAGTTATTCATAGGGGTGTACTTCTTTAAATGGATAATTTCATTTGGGCGATCTTCTTGCCCAGCAATTGGATTCTCTGTTTCTGTATCTCCGAAGTTATTGAAGTAAACAGCCTTCCCGTATAGCAATTGAATAAAGCCATCTCTTAGTCTACGCACACGCATTGTCTTTGATGGGATGTGACCAATGTATCCGATGTTTCCGCCAGTAGTTCTACCTATTTCAATATAGCCATTTCCTGTTGCTTCTAAATCTGTGTAAGTTTTAATTAGTGTCTGAGTAAATGTATCTTCCTCATTTGTTGTATCCAGCCATGCGTGAATATCTTGTCGCAACTTGCTGATCTTTCTACGTGCTCTTTCAAGGGATTTGTCATCTGTGAGTGCATCAAGAGCATCATTTGTTTTCTTTGTTTCTACAAAGTCATATCCTAGGCCAACAATGTTGGCAACCTTTGCATTAATTGCTGCATAGTTATATGTTGATGTTTCATATACCACTGAAAGGTATTCAAGATTATATGTTGGCTCTACTAAGTCGAACATAGCATATCCTGTAATAGCTTGTGCTAGCAGGTTTTGCTGTGTTCCCGTTCCTTCTGCGCCAGTGAATGCTTTAGAAAACTCTCTGCTTACCTTGCGCTTGAATGAGGAACCTAGCCCTCTAACTTTTTTTAATTCATCTATGCCAGCAGCAAATGGATCATTGCTTACTTGGTCTTTTGGCAAAGAGAACCAGTCCGCCGTGTTTGAAATATTAATTACATTATCTGAGCTATCATCGTCAACAAATTCTACGGTCATCTCATACCCCTCAACTTTTTCATTTCGTCTTTATAGTTACCAATATCTAATGGGTCTGGAACTAGTCCCCAGTCGAGTCTTTGCTTTTGGTGTTGGAATTCCTCATCGTCAATCTTCCTTCTTCCAGAAAGAAATTTAGGCCCGCCTTCAGATATACCGTATGAGCGAACTTCTCTAGCCAAAGCATCGACTTTGGATCTATTTCCTTTTTTGGACGTGATCGAAAGAAAGTTGCCATCGTCGTCCCCAATCCATCTGCCGTCAGGCATTTCCCAAACATATATCCCGAGAGTTGTTTCTTCTTCAAGGATCTTGGTATTTATACGGTTAATATCCATAGTAATTTATTTTACCATTACTTCCTACATAAGTCCATCTTTTTGTCACGGAATATGACAAAATTAAATAGTTTGTATCACTATCCAGTCACTATTATACGCTTTAGGCTCAGAATCTGTCAGGGTAAAGGACGTATCTGATATCAAAGCATTTGGGCGGGAGATGTAAGATCCATAATGTTCTAGGATTAAGGCCTCTGACATCTGATAATCATATATAGCAATATTCTTGTATAGGCTGGAAGGCCCACCTGAAGTTGAATAATTAAACTTTAATATACCCGAACAAGGTTGTGTTAGAACTAATATAATATGATGTAGGTTATCTGCTAGTAATACATTGGATATATTTGTCTGGCTTGTTCTATCCACTCCGTTTACATATATCTTTGAGATATTGGTCTTTGTTATGGTCCCGCCGTTTGTCCAAGAGTACTTAGAAGCCGTATAAGAGCCATCTGAGGCTACATCAAACAAGGTGTTAGCCGTAAGGTCAGAAGGCGTGAAAAACATCTCTATGGTGCTTACAGAGTCAGATACGGGTATATTAAAGCCTGCTCCAGCTTTTGTTTGCAAGCCATTATTCTTATGTCTTAAAAGCGGTGGGTAATTAAATGATCCAAGCGAATAGTCAGATGTTGATGTTGCATAGTATCCTGAATTTTCTGAATATGTATCTACTGATGCATAGAAGTCTACTTTAACTGAAGATAACTTTGGAAGGTATTTAGAGGCATCTGTTGTAGACATTGTAATTCGTAGGAATATGTTATTGGTTGATATTGCTGCAGACTTATTATAATTAGGTAATGCTTTTCCATTCTCACATAGGTCATATGTAATTCCGTCTAGGCTGGATTCTACTGTTATATTTTTATCCGCCTTCCAATATGCTTTAGAAGTAGTGGCACCCATATCAACTGGGATATTTATAATTTCATTAATCTCAACAGATTTGGCTGAAACGGTTTCTGTCTTATAAAAAGTAAGGGCTTGATTGGTCTTGTCATAATAGACATCATCGTTTACATAGTTCTTTAGATTAGATAGCGCATATCTATGGACGGGCTTAAGGAATTCATCATTTAACTGGAATAGCTTTCCGCCGTCTGTTCTAATAAACTGAATAGGGTTTACGTGGAATGTTCCTGCTATAAAATGAGATCTAATTATTTCTGATGTCAAGGCATCACGATATATGGCTGGGGCATCTACTATAAAATAGTCATCTCCAGAACATGGACCAATTGCAAGAGCAAGGGTTTCATTTGTAAATTTAAATCCTGTAATTGATTTGGTGGCAACATTATATCCGTCTACATACAAGGACATACTGGATTGAGAATATGTGGCTGCAATATGCATTACCTTACTGGTATTATTTAATGTGTAGTACAGCTCTTCACCTTGAAGTCTAAATACTAATGCCCCTGCCTCATAGTATATTCCAATTCCCGCCATATTATCTGCTATTAAAATCGTTCTTGCTGTGCTGTCAATTTTAGGATACACCCATGCCTCTAATGAGAAGTTATTTTGTGATGTATATTTGTTGGCAAAGCCACCGCTTACCGTTGATCCATAAAAATCTTTAGTTGTAGAAAGAGTAATTGATTTAGTAGAGTTGATTATATTTCCTGATATTCCTCCAGGAATTAGAGGTAGTATATTTGACTGAAGCCCGCCGATATATGTACCAGTATTACCACATCCAGATATATCTAATGCGGATGTACCAGAAGACTCATCCAGTGGCCATAGGCCGACTGGATGGTCCTTGATAATCTTTAGCTGATACGACATATTTTATATTATACAGTATTAGCTGTCAGATGGCTTTTCTGACTGCTTCAAAAGAGCAACTACCATTTCTGCTGTTTCCTTTGTTGAAATGGCGCTAGAAATATCTTTTGCGGCAGTTCTAATGTCTAGCAGGGTAGCCTTTCTTTGAATTTCAAGCTTTGTAGACACATCGGTAATTACACGGAATGTTCCGTCCAACTCCTTAGAAACAAAAAATAGAGTCTCTACTTTTTGTGGCGCATCTGTAGGTGCTTCTTCTTGAGGAGTTGTTTCCTCTGTATTTTCCATATTTTCTGTCATTTTTTCTCCTAGGTTAGAAAGTGCTTAAGTATTGAGGCCGTCGCCAAAATACACCAACATATGTTAAACCATATAATAGTTGGTAGCGTTTTAATTGTTGATGTAACTATTAAAGCAGTACTAGAAAGTAAAGCAAAAATATATAACCACCAGAACTGGACACCTAAAAGGAGCCCAGGGAATATTATAGCAATTTTTGTGCCGAAGGACAAGGCCTCAATTGTATTAACCTTATTCCAGTAATTTCTACTAAAAAATCTTAAGCTTATCGCTTTAAAGTCATTAAATTTTATCATCTGTATTCCTTTTTTTGCCAAAACTGGTTTTTATAAGATCTGATTATTTTTGAGGCAAACTTGTGATCTCTTTTAAGCCCCTCTTCTTTGCTATATGGAAGACTTGTGCTTTCCCAAGAGTCTCTTTTAACTGGGATCATTTGAATTAAAGGGGTTCCCTTTTCAATAACTCCACTAAATCCATTTTTAATTACAAATGGAAAATGAACTACCCCTGGATAAATGTCTAAGTCTACAAACCCAGATAATGAAAAGAATGGGAGGTCTAGTCTATTTGATGGGTGCATAAAAAACATAGAGTATCCATCAGGCAATTCTATAAAAAATTCATTAACCCACTTAAAGCCTTGGTTAAAGTATTCTTCTGAAATTGGAAAACCTGCGTGTTGATCTGGGTGATGGCTTTCTACAATTGGAGATACCGTTCTCCATTTAAATAATGGCTGTCCATCTTCCCACGAAACAAGAACGTCACTTTCTAGGCAAAGATAATATCCTGATGAGATTGCATCTAAGAAAGGCGAGCATGCTTTTATTGAAGTATTTGGTGAAGAGTTCTGTAATTTTATTTTTGTTTCTCCACCAGCATACAGTGGTATTTTTTTGTACCACGAAGGTATTACAGATATGCCATTTTTGGGTCTGTCATAAGCAACATCTGCAATATATGACCTTGGCCTCCAAGATATTAGTTTGTTTTTCATTTGTATGACCTCTTTGATCTTGTTTTTTTACCATAGTGGTTTGCTATTATTTTACCGATTCCATTTTGCTGATTATAAAATAAATCTTTTACCGTAATTTTTAAATATTCTGCTTTCCACGACTCTCTTTTAAAGGGAATAATTTGCAAAATTGGAGTGCCTTCTTCAATAATTCCCTCAAACCCCTCTTTAATCCATATCACTGGGTTAATAACATCCTCATGCTTATCGGTATCCACAACAGCTGGCATGGAATAAAATGGAAGATCGGTATGCCCCATTGGATGTACAAATAGGCAAGACCATCCTGGTGGAGTCTTAATGACAAACTTATTGTGCATTTTATAGGCCAGATAGCTGTAGCCGTCTGGGACATCAACATCCTTTGTCATTTCAAAAGAATGCGTATCAAATACCGTTGCATTAATTTTCCAGTCTATGCTGGGACTTCCTGATTTTTGAGAAACATTAACGTCTGCCCATAAAGGTATCATATATCCAATAGAAATTGCATCTAGCATTGGAAGACATTTTTTTGCAGTAAAATTTGGAAACCCATTAATAATTGAAAGTTTGCTATCATTAAAATAATGATCCATTTCTTTCCACCACTTAGGGATATAGTCTGAGGATGGAGAAGGTGGCCTTACAACATTTTCAGAATAATCATCTATAGCAAAAAACTTTATATTATTCTTTAACATAAATTATTATTTATTTCTTTTAGTATATTTTTTTTCATATTGCTATTTTTGAAATGATTATAGTATTTGTCTAAAGTCCTATACGCTCTTTTATTAAATACCGAATTAACTACATCCTCAGAATATTTTTTAATCGCATCTGTTGGCATATATCTAATAAAATTAATTTTCTCATCCGTATGAAATCTAACATAGGTATAAATATCACCTTCTTTTATCTTAAAAGTATTTACATTTTCTTTTAAATAAAAATTAAACTCAAGAGGCCTAAACCATTTTCCTATATCATATTTGCCTGGTATAGAGTATGTAGCCCTAGTAATAGAGTTATCCTCTAGAAACGCTGGTTCGTATGCCGTCATTTGAAGAGATGGCTCGTCTGTAAAAAAAATAACCCTCTGCACAAAAGAAAAAAACTTTTGGTCCATAGATCTTACCTGAACGTGGCTATTATAAAAATCTTGATCTAGGAACTGGCTTTCAAGCTGTTTGTCCTGGTATCTCATTTCATAGTCATAAATAGATCTTAGTCCATATACGTTTTTAAGAGCGTCATGTATAGCTGGACACTGATTGATAAAATTATGTGGGTTATACATGTCCGCTGGCTTGTTTTTTAAATGACTCTTATAAACATTAACAGGTTCTTCTGCCCTTACAAACTCTTTTTCTAGGCAGGTCCAATATACATTAATCATTTTGCTTTTCCCCTTCGTGGAAATTATTTTTTAAATAGAGATAATGGTTTTCTGCATCAGAGAAAAAAGACTTCCAGCCCTTGATGCTTATTGCAGATTTTGACAAAAAGTTAAATGAGAGATCTTTTGCGTTAATTCCAGCATAGTGCTCTAGCATATGTATATACGGCATGGAAATTGGTAGGGTATTATTGCCCACAAGTATTGCGTGAGACCCACTTATCCCACTCATATCCCATGACTGAGAAGAGTGCATATTTAAAGTGTTTTCAAATATCTCATTATTTGGGCTCATATCGTTACTATTAAATTCTAAATTTGTCATAAACTTCCAAAAGTCTGTGTCTTCTCTGCTACTTAGATAGTAGTGCATTCTAACAAAGTTTGCAAAAGAATCATATGATTTTTTAGTTATAAGGTTATAAGACGCAACATCAAATGAGTTAACTTTTTCTTTTGATAAAACCTGAACAACCTTTAAAAGGTTTTCATGAATAAAGAAAAGACCATTACTTTCTAAGGGTTCAACGAAAGCAGCCGAAAGTCCGATGGCGACAACATTTTTTACCCAGGTATTTTCATAAGTTCCTGTTTTAAATTTAACGTCATTAAACTTGAGAGAATCGTTTATTCTTGACTCTCCCTTTTCTTTTAGAAGATACTCTTTAAATTCTTTTAGCGCATCCTCTGGCGTGGTAAATTTATCTGAATAAACATAGCCAGTTCCTATACGAGAGTAAAGTGGTGCATTCCACACCCATCCGTATCCCAAAGCTGTACTTTCTGTAAATGTTTTTAATTCTTTTTTTATATTTTCATATGGAATCTGAACGGCCCACGCTCTGTTGACTGGAAGCCTATCAGAATAATCAATAAACTTTTCATTAAGCGCTTCTCCTAGCAACATACTTTTAAAACCAGAGCAGTCAAAGTATAGATCAAATTCCATGGATTGACCATTATTTAAATCTAATTTAGTTATTCCATTAACGTCCGTATTAACTTTATCAATGTTTGCAATTATATGCGATACACCTCTTGGAACTGCATAATTGTCTCTTAGCCAGTCTGCAAATTTCATTGCATTAAAATGTAACGCAGAATCCTTTTTAAGGCTAAACCCATCAACTTCTTTTGAAGATATTTTGTTCTCATTAATAAGATTCATCTGTGGGAAAAATGATTCTGTATAATTTTTTATAGGTAGTGATTTATCTAGAATCTTAGACACATGCCAATCATTTCCATTTCCTAAAAATGAATTAGTTTTATATGGGTTTCCAAACGGATAATGGAAAGACGATCCATCATTTTTATAAAAGTTTTTAAACGAAATGCTCAACTTATATGAAGCATCTGTGTCTCTCATAAAATCATGATGATCGATTCCCAAAGCGTTACACCATGCCATAAGTGTCGGAAGGGTACTTTCGCCAACTCCAATTCTACCCACGCTATCACTTTCAATCAGTGTAATCTTCTTGTCTGGAAAAAATTTAATAAGTGTTGATGCTGTCATCCATCCCGCAGATCCTCCGCCAACAATGCAAATTGAGTTAATTTTATTCATAATGCTTTTTACTCCATGAATTCTTTTTATACCAACCGCTAAAAACGCTTGTTGACTTAAATCTAACTTGTTTTATTTTTTCTATTAATCCTGGATCTATTTCCGACTTCCAACTTTCTCTTTTAAAAGGAATAATTTGAAAAATTGGCGTACCTTGTTTAATTAAACCGCTAAAATCATTTTTTATAAAGAATGGTATATTTCCTGGTACCATTGGAAATAAATCTGCATCTACAACTCCAGATAGGGTTGTAAATGGCAAGTCAAATCTATTTAGTGGATGTGTTACTATAGCAGAGTACCCCTCTGGCAACTCAAAAGTATACGGGTGAAGCCATGCAAAATGCTGCTCTTGATGTCCTGCTGGAGTTGGCAAATGTTCTGCTGGACCGTTTCTTCTTGGTCTTTCATTTACAGGATTATCTGAGGATTCAATATGCTTTTCGTGTTGTGATGGTCTCCATCTAATGCTTGAGCCAAGCTCGGTTTTTTCTACATATATGTCCTGCCAAAGTGTGGCTATGTATCCTGTTGTAAGAGAGTCTAAAAATGGTGAGCATAGCTTTATGCCTGGATTGCTATTACCATCAAGTGAAACTTGCAGCTTGTCGTTATTCCCAACGTACCTGCTAGAATCCTTGTACCATTCTGGTATAAATGATTTTGCTGGCTTTATGTTTTCAGAATACTTAATGGTAGAAAAAGTTTTTATTTTTTTCAAGGCATCCCCTGCATTTAAATCATAAAAGAGTATCTATGATATTAATATATTATACCATTTGCTGGTATTATTATCAATAGGCTCGGGCAGATTGAGTGGTATCTCTCAGAATTATCTAAAAAACTCTTCCACTTCTTCTTCAGATACGCCAAGCTTACGCAAAACATTCTTTTTCTTTTCCATTACTTCATGGTATTCTTGAAGATCAAGCTCTTTAAAATGCATTTCTTCTGCTTCTTGAACAATTTCATCAATTTTTTCTTCCTTGACAATACCCCATGATTTAGAATCTTCATTGAATACTGCAAACTCATCTTCAGAAAATTCAGAAGGCTCGATATCGGTTGCATGCGCTGGAATTAAATAAACCCCAGGCTCTAGAGGTGACTCGTCAGCAATTGACTCTGATACAAATATTTTTGTTACTGGGTGATATGTATATATCTTCATTTTATCCCTTTGTTAAATACTAATACTTGATGCAGTATAGTAGTGCTACGTTTCTAGGTCTTGTTTCTGCTCCATATGGTCCGCCACCGTTTGGGTCGGCCGTGGTTCTAGTTTCAAGGTACTCTGAGTTCGCCATATAGTTTGGAGAGTAATGTCCTTGATATGAAAATCCAGAGCGATAGTACTGGAATGAGTGTGTGTGATTTGCAAGCATGTGACCCTGTGCTGAACCAAAACCTCTACCTGAGTCTACTCCTCTAGCGTCATCAAATCCACGAATAAATTCTCCACGAAGGTCTGGGACGGCAAATGTAGTGCTGCCATCTCCTGCGCCGAATGTTGTTGAACAAACCGCAAATAGATCGGCATATACAGTTCTGCTTATAGCAGCTCCATTGGCTTTAATATATCCAGCAGGTGCGGTGCTTGAGGCAAATGCCATAACCGTTCCAGATGGTGTGGTTCCGCCATTATCTGTTAAATATTTTGTCAGTGTTGCCATTGTTATTTACCTCTTCTTTTATTTAGTATATTTTTCATTATGCAGTCATAATCCATCCGTATGTAGCATTGCTGTAAACAAGTCTAATAGACTGACGAGGGACGTTAAACGTTAAATTCTCTGCTAGAGACGCAATTAACAATCCATTTCTTGCAATAGTTACTGGAGTATTAAATGCTGTTCCAGCAATATCTGTAATTACAATTTCATCACCAAGTACTGCTGATGCTGGAAGAGTAAGAGTTAATCCTGCTGAAGGTATTACAAAGTAATTTCCTGATGAAGATACTCCAGAAGTTCTAGACACTCCACGAGCAACTAGGGTTGTATTTGTGCTAACAATTGTTGGTCTTTGATCTGAATATCTCTTAGTTGCAACTGATAGATCTGTTGCCGCTGTTGGATCTTGAGATACTCTAATATCATTACCATTTATTGTAACCGCTCCAGTTGTAGGAGCTCCGTCTGCTGAGCCAAGTGTAATATTAGTTGTTGAGCCTGTAACTCCATTTGTACCAATATTTACTGTCTTTGTTACACCGCTTGCTGTTGCTCCAGTGCCTACGTTATATGTAGATACTGTTGTAACAGATGCGCCCATATTGACTGTTGCAAAGTTTTCTGTGAGTGTAGCATTCTGAGGTGTAGCCGAACCAATTGTTACGTTAGTAGTTGAGCCAGATGCCCCATTTGTACCTACGTTAATTGTTCTTGTTGAACCAGAGGCTGTGACTCCAGTTGCTACGTTATATGTAGATGCTCCAGTTGAAGCAGTAAACATATTGACTGTTTGTGCTGCAGTTGCAGTATTGGCAACATTTAATGTTGTTGCTGCACCAGCAAAGTTTATGGTTGTGGCTGTTGTATTATACAAGTTCTGTGTTAGCATAGTGCCAACTACAGTTGGGTTCTTAATTGTAAGTGTTCCTGTACCAGCACCAATATTAACAGAAGATGCTGCTCCACCAATATTAAGTATATCTACTGTATCATTTACAAGATTCATTGTAGTTGCTGATGAGTAAATATCTCCACCAGTTGTATACAAATCTCTGATATGTAGATCGTTTGTAGTTACTGTAGTAAAGTCAATTGTTGATGTTGGCTTTGTTTCAACACCTGAGAACAACCACCAGTGACCTGTTAGGTGATCTCTTGAAAGACCTGTGTATGATCCACGGTATGGACCAGATACTGTAGCTGTGCCTTGGCTTCCAAGGACAAGAGTTGTTGTTCCTGGATTTGGCTTTGATGTTGTAATTGTACCTGTTGAGGCAGTTTCGTTAATTGTAGTTGCTGTTTGAGCATAAGAGACTTTATTTGCAGCAGGTATTGCTGTTACAATAAATGTTCCGTTAAATGATGCTGAAACTCCAGTTATAACAATCTGCTGACCAACAATGTAGTCATGATTTGTTGAAAGTGTAAGTGTTGATACGTTTGAAGTTCTATTTCTGCTTGTTACGGTTTTTGTTGTTGTTGTAACAAGTGTTGTAGAAGGAACATCATCCTGTGGAACCTCAAATGATAGGCTATACGGAACTGATGTTGATCTTGCTGTAACCATAAGGGTGTCGTTGATAAGCGGATCTACGTCTTGAATAACGCATGAATCTCCAACTGTCTCTTGTGGTGGATTTGTTAAAATAACTGTTGCAACTCCGCCTGTAATTGCCCAGGATGTTACGTAGTTAGTAAATGTCTTACTTGTTACTGAAGATACTACGTTATTTGCTGTTTTTGCAAATGAGAAAGATTTTGTTGTAGGAACCGCTGTAATTACGTGAGTTCCGTCAAATGTTGCGCCTACTGTTCTAGCTACTTGAACAGATCCACCTGACGATGTAGGAGTCTGTGTTGCGCCAGCTTGGATGTACCTGAATGTTGTTGGTGAAGGCACATCATAAATTGTAAATGTTCCATTCATCAATGAGTTAACGTTAGATACAACTACAGATTCTCCAACTAGGAAATCATGTGCCTCTGATGTTGTTAGAGTTACATAATCAAGAGTAGTTGTTCTAGAAACCCGTGTGGTTCCTGCAGAGACATTTGCAAAGTCTGGGTTACCAGTATTTGCAAAACTAAATCCATTGCTTGATACTGCAGTAATGGTAAATGTGCCGTTATAACCAGTATCTGCTCCAGAGATAGTTACTGACTCTCCGACTAAATAGTTATGTACTGCGTCTACGGTTATTGTTGCTACGTTAGCAGCATCTCTTGATACCAACACAATGTTCTTATCGTAATTAG